GCGGGTAGGTGTTGATCAACGCTTGAAACTGTGCAGCTTAATGCACTTCGGCTAACACTACGATCGGATTATTCGGGTTGCTCGCGTGGATAGAATCGGTAGCGGAGTCCCGTTGTTTCGGGATCTCCGGAACTGGCTCCGCGGTTATGGAAGCCTTGGACGATGAGAGCTCCGACCTTTCTCGCCGTTTCCGCATCTGTGCCATCCTCTTTCGTTGGCGCTTTGTAAGCGGGGTCAAGGAGGATGCGACGCAAGGATTCGACAAGTTGGCAGGCTGTTTCATAGTCGGCGACATTGGTGACGTGTCGCTTTCCGGCTTTAACGGCGAAACTGGCGAGGATGTTAATGTGGGCGGCGGCGTGGCGGAGATGTTTGTTACGGCAACAATCTGGGACAATGATTTCCGGGATGTCGCATTCTTCGCAGGGCTGCCGGCCCCGATTTGCTTCTTCACGATCGGCTGAGCGGGTCCCCTCTGGTGGATCGAGGGTTTTCCCGGCGGCTTCATCATATGGGGTGAACTTGGATTCAGACATTGTACGACTGGCTCTGGGGTCAGGAGAACGTCACCAACGACGGCTGGTATTACTACCTGCCGGGGTCCGTTATCATAGTGGGCTGGAAAGCTATCGAAGTCGACCGCGACACGCACCTTAGCAGCATATTCGGCTAACTCCGCAGAGCTTAAGCCGAGATCAGCAGCGAAGGATTGTGCGATCAACTCGACATCATGTTGGGGCCAGGCCCCATTGTCCATCTTCCACATTTCCTCTCCTAGTAAACCACGGGCTGATGTTATTCCGCTCAACTCAACAACGCGCGTTGCCCAATCACTAATGACCGGGGTCAGCGCATCTGAGCTAAGGTAGCCCGTTGCCTTATTGTAAGCAGCTTGGTTACGAGACACCGCTTTGTTGGCACTAAGATGTAGTTTGGCCAACGTGCGAATCGCCTCTTGATGACTATCGTCATGCGTCAAGGGTTGCGGGAAAACGCGACCGAGGTACGTGATTCGCTCACCAGGTTGGGTGGTGGTCAATTTGATAGTATAACCAAGATCAGCGCACACCTGTCGTAAGGCGTTTTCCAAGCCGGGGAAATTGGGTGTCAACCCATCATCCCCAGCATACAATCCGAGATTCTCAAACGCTTCATCGGCACCAAAGCCGATTGTCCGAAAAGCACAAAAGTGTGTATACCCATTGTGAATAGTGTTAAAGTCCGTAGTGGGGGGGCTGCCACTGCGTGTGCCCGGGCCTGGGTCATATCGATCACCATGGTCGGTGACCGCTTGGTTCTTATAAACCTCTGCAATATAGTCCTTAAGCACAGTCCGATCCTGGAGATTCACCCACCTCAAATATGCAGCTTGGGATACGTTGTCTTTGATCCATTTAGAGTTGCTAGCATCGAAGAAGGAGAAATCATCCAGTAGAAAACCATGATTTCCGAACTCACGGAAGCGTTTTATGGCCTCCTTTGGCGTCTTGCAGGGTCCATACCAGGCCCGGTTGACGAGTAGGTCTCGTTTAAAAGCCATGACAAAACGCATCATTTCGACTGTTAGTTCAGCTTTACAAGTCGTTATGACACGTGGGCCGGTTACCTTTGCATAAGCTTCAGCTTTGACAAAGGATTCCAGCCGGTTCTTGGCTCCAACTCCCAAATTGTGTTTAACCCTTTCGGTTCTGGCCTTTTGCATTGGCCTCGTCTGTGCATCGATCACTTCATCAAGGGATACCGGTAAGCCGGTCCCAGCGATGTGATCGGGCACCAATCGTGAAACAAACTCAGAAGCCCAAGCGCCGTATTGTGTTGGTGGTACTTTACGGTTCGCTACATCGGTAACGCGCATTTTGATGGCAGCTGATGAGCTGTCGGCGCATTTTTCCGGAAATAGGGCAGGGTTTGTCACAATCGGTGTTGTTAACACTTGACAAGGATTAGTTGATTGTGCAAAAGGGCGAGCACCCAGGGGTCGATAGGACGAGATGACAGAAGCGGTAGACACATGATTGGTGTTGAGGTTACAGTCAAGACCTCGGCGCACGAGAGCTCCATACAAGAATGCGGCACCCACTTTACGATCAGTGACTTGGTCATGTATGAACACTTCCACGTCGCCGACTGTGAAGGCACCCGTCTTTCCTCGTAGACGCTCAATCAAGCCGTGGTAGACTCGTGCTGGTAACTCAACGCTCTCGTTGGAACCATCAATCGACACAGAAACATTGCCGGTGGACGCATTATAAACAGTTGAAACACCATTGCTG